GGCAGGGTAATCCTATTGAAAAGATGGATACCTCTGTAAGGCAACTAATCGACTTTCCTAAGAGGGTTCGCTATACAATGTTACCGAACCAAATCTTTGATCCAAAGTATAAGAATCAACCTCAGAAAAACTATGAGGAACTAGTAGAACTTCAGGCATACCAATGGATGAGGATTGAAAGTCTAAAGAATGTAAAACTGCAGATCACTATCCCAGGCAACCTAGATTTGTATGTTGGGTCTGGTATTAATATTATCATGCCAACTACTCAAAAGAGTGGTGAGAAACCTAAGATTGACGAAAGATATAGTGGTCGTTACATGATCGCTAGCTTGACACATTCCACTACTGGCGCTAAGCTGGTTACAGAGCTCCTCCTGATGAAGGATTCGAGTGTCTGATAAATAATAATGTATTCGGAGGATACAATGGAAAGTATCGAACAACATATCGAGAAGGATAAGGAAATCCTTCAAGACCCAACCGTTTCCCCCCAGATGCGTCGTCACATTGAAGGCGAACTGCATGACCTGGAAGAGTATGTAGAGCATCACAAAACCGAAATTGAAGGAGGTGATCATCACGATCCAACTCCACTTGAGTTGTATTGTGATAGCAATCCATCAGCACTTGAGTGTAAAGTATACGACGACTAACTTGACAAGGAGACAAAATCTCTTTAGAATAACCATGTGAGGGTTGAGAAAATATTATGGCTAAATTTGAAGACTACATCTTAGGTCATTGGGAAAACCGTCACCAGGCGCAATCAGATCCATGTAACTGGGTCTCTGTAGAGATTGTTTGGAAGCGTCATGAAGATGGCTTTCAATCAATGAACTATAAGAGAGCAGAAGGACCTGATGCGCCATATCGCAAGAAGAATCACAAAATCGTTGAACTGTCTGATACAGAAGTAATAGTAGAAAACTATCATCTGGACTGGACAAGACACGAAGATTGTGATATGATATTCAGGTTCGACGGTCATGGTTGGCACGGTCAACTTGCTGGAGACAAATGCAGAGGTTATAGGGGAGACCGTGTAATCTGTGAAGCACATGTCTATAAAGACAAACTACACACATGTGACCAGGGTAGAGACCTGGAAACTGAAGAACTTATGTGGGGCAGTACAGAACTGTATCGTTTCACTAGGAAGCCCGAATAGCTCAGCGGTAGAGCACCTCGTTTACACCGAGATTGTCGGCGGTTCGATCCCGTCTTCGGGCATTAGTCACTTATACTATGGAGACTTTAATGAAACTGCGTAACGTCATTATGGCAGGACTAATGTTTGGTATGGCACATGGAATGTCAGTCCAAGCAGGTGAAGATAAGATCACCAAAGGATACAATAGCATGGATGCCATGGGTTGTATGTTAGTGGGTGATTGTACTAAAGACGTTAATGAAGTATTCACCATTCTTGATATCTCTTCTAACTATGACAATAGGGAAGAGTTTACACCACATGCACTTGAGTTCAACAATCTATTAACGTCACTCAATCAGATTGGTAGTAAAGTATATCTTGCTGATCAACGATACTTCCCAGTTGGTCACCGTGGGGTGTATCATACTGTAAGTAATAACTTCTATCTCAATAAGGATTATATGAATAGTCCTGCTACATTGATGCAAGTCATGAGGCATGAAGGATGGCACGCTGCACAAGATTGTATGGCAGGTACTATTGAGAATAGTTTGATTGCTATTATCAAACCTGAAGAAGAAGTGCCTATGGTTTGGCGTGTTCTAGCAGAACGCACCTATCCGAAATCTGCTGTACCTTGGGAAGCAGAAGCAGGTTGGGCAGGTCGTACTGAAGGTATGACACAAAAAGCACTAGAGGCATGTGCTGCTGGTAAAATGTGGAAAGTATATGAACCAACCCCTCTCACTCGCAAATGGTTGATGGAAGAGGGATATATCGATAAATAAAACGTAAGATTCAAGTGCCAACATGTCAATTGACGGTATTATTAATGAACCTACAGTAAACTTTGTCGGTAAGGATGGATTTTATTGGTGGGTTGGTGAAGTAGAAGATAATGAAGACCCTATGGAACTGGGTCGTTGTAAAGTACGTGTGCTTGGATATTATACAAATGTGAGGGGAGGTACTACAGCAGATCTCCCCACTAAAGAGTTACCTTGGGCAACTGTTCTACAACACACATCTCAAGCAGGTAACGACGGACAAGGTGAATCCTCTGGTCAGTTGCAACCAGGTGCGATTGTCATGGGATTCTTCATGGATGGTGAGAATGCACAGATGCCTGTTGTCATCGGTGTGCTTCGTGTTAATAAGTCTGCAGACTCTGGTAAGGAGAATGTGTTCGCTTTTACTGGCGAAAAAATGGAAGCAGGTAGTCAGGGTCTTGTAAATCCTGTCATGTATAATCCTGCTGACCCTACTTATAGTGGTAAAGTAGGCGGTAACAAGAATAGAGAAACACCTAATAATAGTGTTCCTATTCCTGGTAACAAAACTACTAGTCAGGTAAACGGACCTGGTGCTCCTGGTACAAGTCTTGGGTCGAGACTGAACGGTAGCGAAGCTAACCCAAACAAACCTCAGCAACCATCTAAACCTATCCCTGCTGCTAATGGTGTTGCAGGTCCATGGAAGACACTTGAATATAAACTTACATACCTTGTAGAAGACATTGCTGGTCATGCAGGAACTCTAGTCAAAGCAGATGGTAGTGGAAACTTCCTGGATGTCGTCGAAGGTAAGATAGTATCAGTGAAAGCACTAACTGCTAAAGTTCAGAACTTCCTGGGTGCTGTCTTTACAGCAGTTGTTGCTGCTATCCGTCAGCAAATTGCAGACCTTGCAGAACAGTTGGAACTTGCAACATTGTTGGGTGGTGTTGCTGGTGCTCCATATGTTGTGATGACTGCTGTGCAGCAAGCGATTACAACTCTCCTTGGTGCTTTGTGTGAGGTTGATAATCAACTTCTTTCTTTGATTCAAGATCCTATCGGTACACTGACTGGATATATTAATGATTTCGTTGACGGGTTGATCGACCAAGCAGCAATGGTTGTTGGTGGTGTTCAGTCCCTGATTGATGGCATCGTTTGTAATATTCAAGGTCTGCTGAATCAGATGCTGACGGTTGTTGATGTTGTTAGTGGTATCGTTGATGGTATCTCTGCAGCAAAGGATGTCATCGAAGCATGGAAGAGTGCAGGTGGTATGTTCTCTGGCGGTGCTGATGGATTTGCTAAGGGTTTGACAACTATCACTGGTCTCATGGCACTCATTCTGAAGTTTGTTCAGGGTGATTGTGGAAGAGCACCGACTGATGGTGCTGATGCTGTTGGTTGGTTCCCTTTGTATGGTGTGACTCATTGTACAGATGCAGAACTAGCAGCAATCAATAAAATTTTAGGTCTGAATAAAGCAAATGCTAAGTGTGGTGATCCTTTCGGAACAGGTTCTCTGATTGATGACCTGTATAATACTGCTGATCCATTCCTGACTCAGGCAAAAACATTCTTGGATGGTGCTTACGAACTGCATATTGGTACTCCTGGTCGTAGAGCATCTGTTACTAAAAGGGCTAGTGGAACGACTCAACTGTCGATTAATATTAATAACGCCGAAAAACAGGAGCACGCTGCACGACAACAAATAAAGGAAGAGAATCCTAACGCATCCGAAGAAGAAATTGAAAGAAAAGTCTCGCAAGCAAAGAAAACTGCAACAGGTAATAAAGAAGACGGTAATCTAGTTGCTGATGATATCAACTACGGCGGTAACCTGACTCGGGTTGTTAATGGTGATGATTGCAAAGTCGTCAAGAATGACAACTGCATTACTATTGATGGTGACTATCGCCTGAAAGTTAGCGGTAACTGTCACATCGAAGTCGGTGGTGGATTTTTCTTATCAGCAGAAGGTGCTCCTAGAACAGTTGATAAAAATGGTGAAAAAACAGGACAGGATAAAATCCAAAAGCATCAGATCAGATTTGGTTCTGATGTTGACTTAGGTATCAATGGCGCAAAACTGCAAGTTTCAGCAGCAGAACTGGACACAGATATCAAGAAAGCGATTATTCAAGGTGGTTCATTAGAGACGAAGCACAGCAACACTTCAATCAGTGCTGGTTCGGTTAATATTAGTGGTGAGAATGATATCACTAATACTACTAATCACCTGTTCAATAACTGTGGATTGATTCCTTCTCTTGCACAACTTGGTAAGTCTGGTATCACTAACACCGTTGGTGGTGATATTCTGAACATCATGACTCCTACCCTAACGAACCCTGCTCCTACTTACCTGATTCAGAACACTACTGGTCAGTGGGTTGGTAACTTCCTGACAGGATACGCTCTGAACGTTGCTACAGGTGGATACAGTTGTAAGGTTGGCGCTGGTGCATGGGATACTAGCGTCGGTGCTGCTGCTACCCTGAACGCTGGTGGTGCTGTTTCAATCACGGCAGGTGCTGTCTGTAAGATTACTGCGGTCACAATCTTCCTGAACTGACCCTTGACAGAGGGTCCTGATCCTGCTATACTACATAAGTAGTCAAGAGACCCGCATGGATTCCCTCTCTCACATTTTTGTCAACTTCTCGAAGCGTAAGATGACTCTCGTCGATGACGAAGGTTATGAAAACGAAGTTCAGTGGCGGTTTGACGAAGAGGGTACTGAAGGTTTTGC